ACATCAAGCCATATTCTGAAAGTAGCATTTGTTTAACGCTATCTCCAGTTTTGGCGAGATTTTCCGTGCGGAAAGGACGTAGATAAGCAATAGCCCAGAAATCGAAGTCAATAAACCAACAATCTCTTGCGCGTTGAAAACGATCTGGAATTATTTTAAAAGTTCCAAAGTCGCTGACATACACGTCAACTGATGCTACTACACTTGCAGGAGCCGCTTTATTAGCGTCCGTTCGCAGACTTGATACAGTCTGTGAAAGTGCGGAAATGACCTGTTTGTTCGATGAACCAACAAGAATCGTATCCGGCGAACCGCCATTGTCAAAGCACTCCTTGATAACAGTCTTCATACCGGCTTCCGTCAGCGTACCCGTAGAGGTCGCATCAGAAGCAGTATCAGTGCCATTACCTGAAGAAGCGGAACCCAATCCCGGTGGGGAAGGTGCGCCGCCTAGTGAGTGATAATTACTCGCAATCCATGCGGGTAATCCAGCCGTAACCCTTGCAGTGCCAGCCGCGCCGACATTACGTGCTACGTTATCCATTAACATTTTTTCCATGTCGCGCTTCATTTCTTTAGCACGCTTGGCCAACTGATACGCTTGGGATGATTTTCTACCAGCAAAATCGACCGATTCCGCCGTACCTGAAGTCTGAACCGCTTTAACGCTAATTTGAGTGTAGTTACCAACGCGAGTTGGCTCTGCTTTGGCTATTGATGTTGGATCGTCGCCTTCAAGCGAACGATTCGCTGCCGCAGCAGTTAAATCATCAGTTTGCCACTCAAAGAAAGTGTTATCAGCAGTCTCTCGACCACAACCACTTAGGAAGGGTGTTTCAGTTGGGGAAATGTTATAGATGATATTACTAAGGTCTTCTCTGATGCCTATAGCACCATAGACCGTTCTAGTATTTGTAGGAACTGCCATCTATAGTTCTCCCTTATTATAGTTCTACGAAATCCTCAAAGAGTACAGACGCATCTTTTACATGGCCTGACTCCCGAAGACGTTTCATTTGCAAATTACGTTTACCCTTGTCTGTAGCAGATTTGGTTCTTGGAGAACCTGCGCGAATAACCCTTGGCTTATTTTTTACCTTTTTGTTTACAACTGAAGGTGAAGAAGCCTTATCGTACTTCATGGCCTTGTAAATGGTCATCAAAGAACGATGGTCGATTAAGGAGCCAATCTCTTCCTCGGTGTATCCTTGAGAAAGAGCATATGCCTTAATATCTCCGCTTAGTTTCTGTCGTGTATCCTGCTCCGACCATTCAGGAAGAGCTTCTACCAATTTTCCATGCTCTTCTTGAAGAACACGGTGATGATTTCTCTGCGATTCCTGTTGATAGGCTTGCTGGGCTTGTTGCTGTTGAAATTGAGCTTGCCTTACCTTATCCTGCATCTCTCTGTACTCATCCCTTTTAGTTATATACTCAAGCGGATTGTCGTTTTTGAGAGTATCCCAGTCTACGGTAGCAAACTGATCCAAACTGCCCATAGAGTTTTCAATCACGTTTTGCAAAGCATTAACGTATTGCTGTCGTTCTGCCTGAATCTGTTGGATTTCAGCACCCCATTGAACTTGGTTTGCTTCCATCGACCTTCGTTGTTCTGACAGTTCTTGTGTTTTTCGAGTATAATCTGACTGACGAGAATAACCTTTCACCAGTTCGTCGAGTGGTATTTGATGTTCTTCGCCGTTTATATTTACGGCGTACAACAAATCATCTCCTTCTAGCTCTCGTTCATCAGTGTCGTCATCGGATTCCTCCTCTTCGGATTCTTCCTCTTCAGACTCCTCTTCCAATGATTCGTCTTGAGTTTCCTCGGTAGACTCTTCCTCTTCTGTAGGTTGTGCTTCCTCTTCCTGTGGTTTCTCCTCTTCAGGTTCCATTAGTCCGAGTAATGCTTCTTGAGCCTCCCGTACACTACCGGGTAGCTCTGGTAACGGCTCTGCCGTTGGTTGCGGGGCTGGTTGCGTATCCGCCATAATAAATTCCTCTTAGATGAATGGGTGTTGCTTGTCTAAAATGTCATTCATGCGCCCAGTTTCAACTATGGACGATATATGTGCATGAATTCTATCAAGCAGTCTCATTGCAAGCCAGATTGATTCTCTGGCCTCAACTTCTGGTGAACCACTGGATTCCCAACGGTTCATTAAATCTTTTCTTAGTACGTCAAATGCCTCATTAAATAAATCATCGTTTAGTAGGCTTTTAGCTCTTCCTACCCGTTCTTCTTCGTTCATGTCTCCCCTATAGCTACGGCCCTATTCTGTTCTCTTTCAAGGTTTAACTCTTCCTGCTTCAACTTGGAGTCTACCGCTAACTTCTGGTATTCCTGTTGAATCTTCTGAGCCTTGATTTGAACTTCAGCAGCCTTTATTTCTAATTCCTGTTTCTTAACTTGCGCCTCCATCAGTTTGGCCTGTTGTTCTGGAGATGGGCCTTCCTGTTGGGGCGGAACTTGTGAAGGATCAGTTAAGAAGTCATTCACGTTCTGGAAGCCCATTGCCTTCACCAATGAAGCTCCCAAATTGTACATATTCTGTTCGGTTACTATCCTTAGACCACCCTTCATCGCTTCCCCGGCAAACGAAAGCATCTGAGAGAGGTGCATCATCTGTTGGTCTTTGTTCCCTTGTCCTAGAGCCACAGACACAGTACAATCAAACTTATCATTCCATACATCAGGACGTACCGGAACCCACTCATTACGGAGCATAACCACTCTCTGCTTATCTTGGTTCTTGTGGAGTAGTTCATATATCGTAATCATCAAGTCCTTTACGCCAGTCTCTGCAAAGTTTCTGGCAATGAGTTCTACACGACTTTGGGCAGCCGACATAACTGCATTAACAGCCGTAGCCGTGGTGTGGGAAGTTAAAGCGTTCTCGTTCATTCCCTGAGACATACGAGAAACACCCGCTCTGGATTCCCTTACCCCGTCCAGATATTCGAGCATCTGGAAGGAGTAAGGTTCCAGTGGGGGAGTGACGAGGGGCGTTACAGCGTTGGGGGATTTAACTCGCACTACTCCACCCGGACGTTGGGTGAGTAGATCGTCGAGATTCGCTTGCCCCTCTAATACAGCATATCGTCCAAAGTTCTGGTTGTACATATTGTCCATGAGATTACGCATAAGCGTGGATTTCATCAACTGTAAGTCCATCACTAAATCAGCCATAGACAGACCAAAGAATTTATGCGGAATCTTAACCGGCGTAATAGAAACAAATGGAATTTTATCTATTTCATCATTAGCTAGGACTGTAGAGCCTACAGTGCAAACCTTTCTTAATTCGGTAATACCATCACCATCAAAATCTGTTTTAAGGTATGATTCATGTAGCCAGTAAGTTCTTAGACCTTCCTCATCTGGCATACCTTCATCACCCCAGCCTTCCCAGTATTTGGATGATTTGTCAAAAGCAAATCTTTCAAGCCTCTCACCGGAGAAAGCCATCAGATCATCATCTCCTGCGCCCAACTCATCCACATCTAAATCTTGGTCTGGGTACATCTCTCTTAATTCTGAGAGAGTTTTTAAGACTCGATGACAGACAAACCTTGCGTCCTGTATATTCTTTGATTCTCTTGCAATGAGAAATTCAGAAGGCGGAATATTTTCAATCTTGATCCTTCCGTTGTAATTGGTTCGTTTGATTACAACGCTGTGGCCCTCAACTTCAGCACTCCCGTAGTCGGAGTCATCATACTCACCCGGTGGGGTATGTTCAATAACTTCAACTCCGGGGTCGTTAATCAGAACGGCAAGCTCGTCTTCAGTTAGGTTCTTGTATTCTTCTCTTTGGGAATCATCTGTCTCATCCCACCATACTTTGACTATACCATTCTTGCTTAAAAGAGCATCAGTAAACCACGAGTACAAAATTTCCCAGCCCGGATTGTCCTTAGTAAAAACGTAGTTCACATAGTCTGTGGCTTGGTCAGCCATCTTTACATCTTCAGGGCCGTGAGGAGTGAATTTAACCATTTCATCTCCAGAGGCGAACACCCTCATAAGAGAGGGCTTAATCCACTCAATGGTATCTTGAACGGTGGAATCTACATACTGACTCCTACCATCTACTTCATTACCGAATGGAAGACCATAGTAATATTTCATGGCTTCCTCTCTCTGCTGGGAGATTGTATCTCCCATGTAACCTAGAGAAGAAGTTATTTCACCACGAATTCGCGTTACTAATTCTTCTTCAGTAATTTTTTCTTTAGCCATTAAATGATTCCATAATTTCTATACTCGACTTCATTTGTCCACGCTGGATCATGCCCTGCTACTGCAAAGCGTTGTGATTGAAAGGCGTACCTTGTCGCTGACATGAGGTCATCTCTGAGAGGAACCACCTTATTGTCCTTCCTGTGGTACATTCTGAACTCTTCAAACCAGTCAGAAAGTGTCGAAAATACCTTAAATTTACCCCCTTCTATGGCCTGTAACATGGCCATTAAACCCTCTTCTATGGAGTTTGAACCCTTGTTATTACCCAATGCAGGGGGATTTGAGAAGTGTTCTAGGAGAAAGTTGCACCCCATGTTCCTATATTGGTCTGCTAGGCCCGGATTTCCCATAGAATCGCGCCTATTCCCGTCATGTGGGTAAGCAATCGGGATAAAACTGGGTCTGGTGCGTATCATCTCTGCATGGACTGTTGGAGAGGCTTTAGAAGCCCTATAACAATCATATATATAGAATATCTCCTCTTCTACGTCCATAGCACACCACACTACGGCTGTAGGGTGATCCCATCCAAAGTCTATTGCTGCAATCCTTGGAAAATGGTCTTCAATATGGAAGGGATCGACCATAATCTTCTCTTCTGAAAGTGGAAAGACCAATCCTGAACCGATAGAAGGTCTTCCGTACCTCCTCATTTCCCTCTCATGTGGGGAATATGAGGATAGAATCTGCTCCATGACAGATTCATTGAGATGCCCTCTATTGCCCTTCATTGAAAGAACCTTCTCTGAAGCGTCATCCCAAGTGGCGTTGTTTAATGATTGGCCTGATTTAAGGCTGTTCATAAAGGATGCCACTGTCTCTGTCATCCCTGCTTCTGGGGTAAAGGTCATATAAACCATACCCTTACGATCTAATGTTCGAGTGACGGCTTGACTATAAAGTTCTCTTGATGGTTCCTCGTCCAACCATATACAATCCACTGATCTTCCCTGCCACTTCTCTACTCCCATTTCATAGGCTTTGAAGAATAAAGAAGAGTTCCCCCCACTTACGTGCTTGATCAGGGCTACGCTCTTGGCGTTGGGAACACCGGGCTTTCGTTCTGTTTTTATTATATGTTTTCGCGGTACAGTACCGGAGCCAAAAGCCTCTGGGTCGTCAGGGGAACCCAATAATTCAAACTGTACAATATCTCTGGTAGTCTCGTTAGAGACTCCACCAGCCCATCCTACAATGGGTTGTTTAAACCTTCTTCCTTTCCACCATGTTGGATATAATCCTGTAAGGTGGTAGGACATTTCCATACTCCCGCAATAGGACTTGCCTATGCGGTTTGCCGCCATAAGGAGCCTCTGGTTAGCAGAGGAGCCAGTAGAGTGAAACGCTAGTTGATAGGGGTACGGATCATAATAGTCAATCCTGTTGTATCGTTCCCTTTGCCGTATTTCCCTAGCGATTTCGACTGCTTGTTCTAGTTCCTCCTTTGTACCCGGAGGCATGAATAGCTTTTTGCTGCCTCTCTGCACTCTTTCTACTTGCATAGCATTTACCAGATTCTCCGTATTTCCATCCTTTCTTCCCACTCTTCAGAGTGCATCGTTGTATTGGCATTAGTAATTCAACCAGTTTCTAATAGTCCTAAGTCTCGTACCATCTCTAAA